GTTTTTTCCCTGGTCCACATTTCTTTCTTATTCTTCCAGGTCTTTTTCTAGGTGTTCTTTTATGGTAATTGCTAACTCCAAAGAGTGCTTTCTTTTTAGCCATTTTCTTGAGATCTGTCTAGTAATGCATAACTCACAACACCAGTAACTGCATCTGCAGTATCGGCTTGTATCTTGAGAACATCAGATGCTTCCATGTTTAATGTATCACTGACCATATTAGTAAAATTTTTATTAAGTTGTGCATGACTTATTTCTACATTCGACCCACCAGACTTTTGTAAATATGCATCAACATCTACGTTACTTGCAGTTTGATGAGATGCTTGAAATGATTTAACTAATATTGTTGCATCAGAAGGACATGTTAAAACTGTCGTAATGTTTGTTGTCGTTAAATCGAAAGTTTCGCTTTTATATTGTATTGTCATGATAAAAAATAAGTAAATGTATCCTGTTTGTTTTTTATATCATTCTCATATGAGAAATTCAACTGAGATTGAAGAGTTCTAAATGCTTGAAGTATTTGTCTTTGATCTTCTTGTGAATACTCAGATTTTGGTTCAGGTATTTGTATTGTAATTTTTGCCATTATCTTCTTCCGTCTGGTCTAACATCGAATCTAAAAGTTCCGTATCTCCAACTTTCATTAAGGCTTTCATTTTCTATTTGTACCGCAGCTAATCTTGCTCTAGCTCTTGTATCTACTTTAGATGTACTAGAAGTAATTGTAAAAGGACCTAGTGGGCTTGAAGCTGCTGATGTGCCTTGTGGAAATTGATTTAAAAATATTGTTATTTTTGCGTTGCCACTTATACGTTTAAAGTCTGGTAAAAATCTTCTTATACTCATTAAAAACTCACCGTCTCCCTGGACACCTGCATTTCCATTTAAATCAAACTCTCCTGATTTAATAAAAGAAGTAATTGCAGTTTGTGTACCATCTCCATTTTGTTGGTTTACTCCAACTTCATGTGCATAATATATTGAGGCACCATTAGATACTCCGCTAACAACAGGAAATGTAGGTGTGTTAGATGCATTATAGTCTGTTGCATAAGGCACTTCATAAACTGTGGATCCTACCCAAGTAGACCTATCTAAAGTTCCAGTTGTCCAAGCTCCTTCATCAAAATTATAAGTTACTACTCTATTAACTACGTCAGATCCACTTGTTGGGTAAAACCAATTTATCTCTGAGTATAGTTCGTTAATACCTCCATAAACTAATTGTCCCGAATCATAATTAATTCCAGGATTATTACCGTCAGTTGTGAATACAAAATCTTCTACAAGACAAGGAAGAGATTTTACAGTACCATCGTACATATAAAATCCACCAGTTTTACCCATCCAAAATACAGCTCCATTAGCAAACACTCCTGCATGTTGACCTAGTAAACCATTATTAGAACCAACCTTTCTTATAGAAAACGTAAAAGGTGGCCCCACAAACTGCATTTCATAAGCAGCAGTATCTGTCAAAACTAAAATATAATCTTTACCTTTAAAAGCTCCAACAATTCTTGTACCATCGTCTAATCTAAATGTTCCTGCGGTGTTCGTTGATGTTGGTTCATATACACTTGTGCTTTCTTGATCAGAAAATCTAATAAACATCTTGTCTTGTGTAGATGGAGATCCGACTGTTGTCTCTGTTCCTAAATGAAATAAATGTCTGTCCCTATCTGAAACAATAGTCATTACAGATTTTGTAGGCATTCCTGATCCAATTGTAGCTCTTGTTTGTAAAGCATTTGAAAGGGATGCGTCCCAAGTAAAAGTTTCTCCGTTATGCACAGTCGCTATTAAAATATTTCCAAAATTATCTAATGACCAGTTAGCAGGTTCTATAGTTACTGAACTAGTTGAAGACGCATCTCCCCATCCTGTGTATTGTGTGATGTCTGTTACTGTAGATCCATCAGTGTGTTCTGCTGCTGAGGTTCCGTTAATGCCTCTAGTAATTCCGCTGATTGTGTTTGTGCCAGTGGTGTTTGTTGTGTATTCCATATCTTCAGAACCAATTCTAATTTTTCCTGATGCAGGAAAAATAGATGAGTCTGTTAAAACAACCGAGGTAGCACCAACTAACATATTGCCTCCATTATTCATAGTAGTTGTTATTTGTGCTACAGGTCTTCCACCAAAAAAATATGTTCCCCAACCAAAACCCGCAGATTGAGTTAAAGGTCCTACAGCAACATAAGGTCTAACATCTAGAGTTCCATCATTGGTTTCTCCTGCCCCTGTTTCAGCTGAGGGCATCGTAATTGTAAAAGTTGTCGTTGAAGGAACAGTTTGTACCTCAAATAATTTATCATCAAAATCTGTCGCTGTATAATTTGTATCACCTCCAAAAGATCCAGCATTAGCAAAAGTAATTATGTCTCCTACATCTAAGTTATGAGGAGAGGATGTTGTAATGGTTACTGTGGCTGATCCGTTGGTCGTTGTTATGTTAGCGCCAGTAGAATAATTATCTGTGTCTAAAGGTGTAATATCGTAAAAGGCACCATCAAAATATATAATTAATACTTTATTAGTTCCAATAGCAGCATATCTTTTACCAGCGGTATTTGCCCATACATGTTGAGCTCTAGCTGCGCCCACTAATTCTTTATTAACTAATGCTTGCCAGCCACCAATTTTTTCAGGTTCTCCATATCTAAATCTTACATTATCACCATCTACCCATCTTCCTTCTGCATCAGAAGGTGTAGATTGTTTGTCGAATCCAGGTGCTATACTTACTTTTGCTAAAGGCATATCGGTATTATAACAAAACTACTAGGCAAGGTATAGATTAGCACTTAAACCATATTTATCTACTCTCTTTTCATGAAGTCTTTATATCATCATCTAAATCAGTGGCAAGATTTTGTAATTTAGGTTCAAATTTTTTTTGAAACTCTACAAGAATATTAAACAAAGCATTACAAAAATGTTTGAAATCTGTGGGTGCAAATACTAATTTACCTTTTGTAAATATTATCCATCTTTCTTTCCAAGAAAAAGATATGTTTGGTTCTTCAGGTTTGTACTCAATTCGCATGTTGTATTTTTCCTTTCTTTTTATCAAGTTCTTTTCTTTTTTCAGGATCCATATGAGTGAAATCTAATCCTAAGCATGGTTTAGAATCAAATACCCAATCTTGATTAGGTCCATCAATATCGATGTAATGTAAGAAAACCTGAGCATGATGATCTCCTTCAAAAGCAGTTGGTCTTCCATGAGATAGTTCACATCCTTTGTATACAACTGCATCACCTGGTTTTTGTATATATTCTCTATCACCAGCAACAAACGCCCAAGGTGTTTTATCTGAAGAAATCATAATACTCACACTGTATTCACATGAGGGTCTATCTTTATGCATTTTTAAAGAATTTCCTAAAGTATACATTCTCCAATAACTATATGTCGGCATCAACTTTTTATTTATAAGTTCTTCCATAAGATTTTTTTTAGACATTAAAAGAGCTTCAAAAACTTTATCTGCATATATTCCAGTATCAAAATGAGAGGCTCCATCAAATTTATCAAAGTTTAATCTGTGTGTAAGTTTACAATAGTGTTCTAATAATTTTGTTTCGCTTTCAGTTAAAAAATTTTCTTTTATTAAATATAAATCTTTTTCTATTAAACTCATTAGTGAGACCACCCTACTATACTATATCTAGTTCCTTTAGTAACTTTATCTACTTTATGTGGAAACATAAAATTACTTGGCCAAACAAGTAATCTTCCAGGAACATTTTTAATTCTATATTCTTCCTCATAAGAAGGTGTAGTAAAAACAATTTCACCACCTTCAAAATCATTATTTAACATTAATATTAAACTAAATTGTCTTGGTTGTGCATCAAAATAATCCGTATGATAAATATAAAACCCACCCTCTTCATACTTTAAAGCTGTAACTTCTTTTACGACTCCTGTACCTATTTCATGTGCATTTTTTTTAACTGTATCATTTATATATTTTCTTATTGCTTTAGTAAAAATATATCTTAAAAAATTACTCCATTTTGCTTCAGTTAAAGATGGTTTTAAATTTTCTAAACCATAATCATGAACTTTTCTTAAATCAGGTCTTACATTGCCGTCAGCCCCTACTTGCGCATGTTTAAAATCTACTCTTTTTACAAACTTGACTAGATTTGCAATATCCTCAATAGGCATTGAGTTATCAATAATTTTTATGTATTTTTTTAATTCCATTTTTTCTTTTGCCAAATATTATTTTTATACCGATCAATTAAGGAGGTAAAAAATTTGACTATCTCTGAACTATATCTTTTATCTTTTTGCTTTTCAATAGACATTTTCCATGAATCTCTCCTAAAAGGTATTACTTGTACTATTGGAGTACCTTTTTTTATTATAGTATCTAACGTAGGATACTTATCAGTATTAATTATAAAAGGAAAATTAACAGGTAATTTATGTATATCAGTGTCTACAATTCCTGATAATACTTCAAAACGATCATCTCTATTATTTAAAGGAGCTATAAATAAACATGAGTATCCTTTGGGAGTCTGTATGGTCCAAGGATTAACAAATTTATGTATCGGTAAATTTTTATTTTTTTCTAACAATGGACTACCAGCCATTTGAAAAGGTTGATGAATTTCTAACTTTTGATTAATGTTTAACTTTACTTCTGAAACATTTGGTTGAAAATCTTTTAATGCACTTACTTGTTCCCCATCTCTAAATCCAGTTTCAGGGTTAATTACATTATGCCTTATCTTCAAATCAACAGGTAATTTAATTATATAGCCTGCCGTAAGTGAATCCAAAAAAGGCATACACCCTTTTACTGTATTGTGTCCGTGGTAATGTTCTAGTTTTTTAAACCACTCGGGTATATTTCTTTTTGCAGGTATAGGTTTTTCAATATCTAAAAATGGAGATAAAAACTTTATGTTATTTTCAAACATAAAACATACATATCAAATATAAAAGAATTGTAAATGACTAAGGTATAGTAACTTGAGAAACAGGTGTTCCACCTTGTGCGGTTACCCAATCTTCAAATCTATCAGTGATAGGAAAAGTAATAGAATCCAAATCTAATGAATGTAGCCAATCTCTATAAGCTTGGATTTCTGATCTTCCTGAATAAGATGCAAATTTTTTAGCTTGTAAATGAGCATCTAAAACATTTATTACACCTGATAAATGTGATTTAAAAGTTTCTATTCCCATGCTAATTGCAGTTAAATTTTCTTGCCATGAAATTTCATTTGAATCATTTACTGACACAGGCAATTTAGTTCCAGCAATTATAGCTGCCCAATCAGAATCAGAAACAGTTACGTTCTTCCACCAATCTGCATTATCATAACCACACTCAGTAACTTTAGATGATGTTTCTAAACACTTATGAAATTGATTTGTATTTTTGTCAAAAATTGCTATTGCCATATTATGTTGCTATGTTTTCGTAAATTAATAAAAATCCTTTACCACCAGTTCCTGAACCACCTGCCCCTGTTTCATGTGAAAAGAAATTATTTCCTTTCATATCAAGAGCGGTTGGACTTGGAGTAATGTTATTGCTACTTCCTGCAGGTCCAGGCCCTGGTCCTCCGCCACCTCCTGGCGCAGAAATATTAGTGCCAGCTAAACTTGAACCACCTCCTGAACCACCAGACGATCCAGCTGATCCTGGGCTTGAACCACCGCCACCAGCGTTCCATGGTTGAGGTCCAAAAGGTTGTGTAATAGGCACGATGAAATAACCAGCAGCCCCTGATCCCCCTGGGCTTCTTCCTGGGCTAGATCCACCTGGTCCATATCCTTGTCCACCTCCGCCACCAGCAGCATAAGCTGTAATAACGTTTGTAGCTGGATTAGCTGTAAAATTTCCTGAATCAGGTCCTGATGCAGCAATAGATAATTGAAAAGCTCCCCCACCTGCACTTCCAGATGATGCAGCAGTTAATCTTCCATCTTCATCAACAGTTATTGAAGCAACTGTATAATCTCCTGCAGTTACTGCCGTTGATTGTAATTGATTTGGTCCAACAGAGTTTGCAGCTAACTTAGCTTGCGTAATTGTTGATTGTGTAATTTGATTTGCCGTTACAGCGTTTTGTGCAAGTTTAGCTGTTGTAACATTTGATTGTAAAATTTTAGCTGTTGTTACTGCATTGTTTGAAATTTTAGCTGCAGTAATTGTGTTGTCTGCAATTTGAGCAGTTCCTATTGTGCCTCCTAAAGTATCAAGTGATACTTCAACAATATTTGTACCATCAGCGTATGCTGCGTAAATCTTTGCAGCGTCTAAAGTGAATCCTGTTCCTGATGCAGTTTTAAAAGTTAAGTTTGTAGGATTAGTTACTGCTGTTGCATCTAGAATATAAAATTTTTCAATTCCATCAGGTATAGTTAAATTACTTGCACTTCCTAATGTAATAGTTGCAAGTTTTAAAACCATGTTTCTAGCATCAGATATAGTAGCATCTGTCATGACAAGTGCTTTTGTTCCACCATCAGTAAGTGTTATTGATTCTACACCTGCAATAGCTTGTTGTACTAAGTTTAAGTTTGTATTAGTTTTATCACCCCATGTACCAGCATTTTCGCCAGTTACCATTAATTCTAGTTTTAAATCTGTTGAATAACTTGATGTCATATATCTCCTATTTTAACAAAATTATGCAGCCCTATCAACTGGGGTCCATGTATTATTTACTCCAGTCTCAATCTCGCTCCATGCCGTAATATTAACCGAACCAATATTGGCCGTCAAGCCTATACCAGATACAGGTATACCCGCAGTACCGACAACAGTTACTGATCCAGCTGATGTATTTAATAACCCTGCAGTGGTTACAGGGTAAGCCGTTTCTTGAGATACTTGGCCTGCGGTTAAAGTTGCTGATTGACCAGTCACTGATTCAACAGTTGTTTGAATTAGTGTTATTGAACCTAGGGTTAATGAGGCAGATACCCCTGTTACATCTACAGGAATTTTTGGCTCAGGCACCACTGTTCCTAATGAACCTGAAAGTGCTTGTCCTGAAACGCTTTCATTTGTTGATTGTTCTAATGACTGATTTCCTAAACTTAAATCTAATTGATCTTCTGATGCAAATACAAAAACATCATTATCAATTTGTATAGAACTTAATCCTTGAGTAATTGTTAATAAATCTAAACCAGTTACTGATACATCTACATCAGTTTTACCTATCGCTGTGCCTTGAGATGTAGTTAAAGATTGGCCTTGTGCTATTACAGTGTAAGCACCACCCCATACTCTATTGCCCCAAGTTCCTCTACCCCAACCTTCACCAATTAAAAAGTCTGGATCAATTGTTGTTGAACCAACATTGGTATTTGTGCTTATGCCTGTGACTGAAACATTTGCATCTCCTGCAATTTCAGAAGTAGTGCCTAGTGATAAAGTTGCAGCTTGTCCAGTAAGTTCAAACTCAGTTGTAATTTCTATTGTAGTGGCTGTTCCTTGAACAGCTGATAAAGATTGACCAGTTGGAATTACCGAAGAACCAAAATTAGCAGTAACAGAACCAATGCTTGCAGTCATTGATTGACCTAAAGCAAAAATATCTCCTGCTATTCCCCAAGCATTTTCACCCCAGGTTAATCTACCCCAACCTTCGTTAATTTCAGCCGTAGGCTCAATAGTAACGCCTTGTGAAAGTGTTACACTTAAACCTGTAGCAGAAAAAATTGTATCAGCTTGATCGCCCCAATTATTTATTCCCCAATCACCTTGACCCCAGTTATTATTAGCCATAAATAGCTCCTGGGTCGAACGGAAGACCCGCTATGAAAAACAAATTAGTAATGTTCGCCATAGCAGGCACCTCCTTTAAAATTAAGCGATTCTCAATATTGCTGCACTCGTTGTAAATGCTGGGAACTGAATAGTGAATGTTCCTGCAGATGCAGTTTTATCACCGCCAAAATCTAATACCGCTACAGCTGGATCTCCAGTTGCAGTGTCATTATAAATTAATGCACCTCTTGCAGTAATTGTAACACCTGTGAATGATAAATCAGAAAAGTCTGTGATAGCTGTGTTAGAAGCTAAAGATGTTCCTGTGTTTACAAGTGCTGAACCA